AAGCACTTACTTTCCTTCGGGCAAGTATAGAGGCACACACAAGAGTTATGCCTATTGGTTCACAGGTGAAAACAACAGTATTTTGAGTTTTGAACAATCATTTAACAGTCAGTGGACACAGGCCATCACAGGCACACTGCCTCCTGACAATCGAGTAGAAAGAGTTAATGATCGGACCGACTTTGTACAGCGTTGGAAAACCAATGTGTATCCTGCCAGCAGTCAGAGCAACCAAGGTGGGGACAAACTGACCATGGAACCCGGAGCAAATGCTGCAGATTTCCTCTACAGTGCGGACCTTATGACAGTCACAGTAAACATTGTGGGTGATCCTGCCTGGTTACCAGGTGCTCGTGAAGTTACCAAAGATACATTTTCTTCCGAACCTTTTTTAAGCGACGGCACTATCAACACAGCAGCCAGTGCTGCTTATTTTGAAGTGACATTCAACACACCCTCTGACTACGATCTTGACACAGGATTGATTGATTTCACAAACAAGGAATCTACCACAACAAATATAAATCAAAAGCCAACAAAAAGTTTAAGCACATTGTATTATGCACGGGAATCAACGTCTGTGTTCAAGGCAGGCAAATTCACACAAGAATTAAAAGGTACCTGGGTCACGCACACTGGCCCTCCAAGGAATATTACTGCACGAGAATCAAAAGTCAAAGCAGATGCCGGCGCAAGAAATCAGAGCAAAGTCGAAAATGCTCAACCCCCGCCACCGCCGGTTGAGACTTACGCCCAACGTCGTGCTAGGTTATCCAACCCATTCACAGGACCAGCATCTGGTTTGCCACTAATTGATCAAGCCCGGGCGGCTCTCGGAATACCTCCAGGAGGAACAAGTCCAAGTGGACAAGCAGCAACAGCTGCGCCAGTCCAGCGCATAGTCAAAGACGGCAACCCAGGATAAGGAACAACAATGGCAGAAAATTACGAACGCAGTTCCGGTAGACCGGACAATTTTAAATTTGATCGAGGAGGCACACCCGCAGACATGGGGCCGTTTGTGGGCGTGGTCAAAAACAACGTGGACAGCATAAGATCCGGCAGACTCTGGGTGTACATTGAACAGTTTAGTGGAAACAACCCAGAATCCAATCCCAGTGGATGGCGCCTGGTCAATTATTTGGCACCATTCTATGGTGTGACAGAAAAGAACAGCACCAGCACAGGCGTGGGAGAATATCCTGGCAACCAGCAAAGTTATGGCATGTGGTTTACTACACCAGACATTGGCACCCGAGTGCTTTGCTTTTTTGTCAACGGTGATCCCAACCTTGGTTATTATGTGGGTTGCATACCCGATCCAGGTGTGAACCGCATGATTCCTGCTATTGGTGCTGTGCCCAAGACCAAATACGTGACTGGCAACCCGGCACAGGCCGCTTATTTTGCCAACTCCCCGCAATTGCCAGTTACAGAAATCAACAATGAAAATCTGCTGATTGATTCAAATCCACAGTTTTATGACCAGCCCAAACCTGTGCATAGTGTACAGGCCGCAATATATTTCCAACAAGGCCTGGACACAGATCCCGAACGCGGACCCATTGGTTCCAGTGCTCAACGAGAAAGCCCCAGCACAGTTTACGGCATATCCACTCCGGGCAAACCTGTGTATGCAGGTGGACTGAATCCTGATACCATCCGCAAACAACTCAGTGAAGGCACAGTGTCGCCACAAGATGTGAAAGTAATTGGCAGACTGGGTGGACATACTTTGGTGATGGACGATGGCGACCTTGATGGCAACAATGCTCTGTTCCGCATGAGGTCGGCCAAAGGTCATCAAGTGATGATGAATGACTCTGCAGATTTTATCTACATTGGGCATGCCAATGGACAGACCTGGATCGAACTAGGAGTAGAGGGCACAGTGGATGTGTATTCTACCAACTCTGTGAATGTTCGCACTGAAGGCACCCTAAATCTACATGCTGATCAAGACATCAACATGTACGCAGGTGGCAACATCAGCATGAAAAGTGGTGCGGCCACCAACATAGGTGCTGTGACCTCCATGAACCTGGCCGCGGAAACAGGCATGACCTTGTACAGCACAGCCGCCATCGGAATCCGCAGTGACGGTAGTCTGAGTCTGCAAGGTTCAACCAGTTCCTGGCAAGGCGGCACAAAACTGGCACTCAAGGCCACCAGGATTGACCTCAATGGCGGATCAGCCAAAACAGTGAGTGTGCCCAAACTTTATCCCAAACGTCTACTGGACGACACAGTATTTGACTACAGTCGAGGCTGGCAAGTCAAAGCCAACTCTCTTGAAAGCATAGTGACTCGAGCACCAACTCATGAACCTTATAAATATCACAACCAAGGGGTCAGTGTGATTGTGGATTTTGTGGATGGTCAACCCACACCACCGCCAGGAGCAGAACCTGTGCCTGCAGGTTGGAATTTGCAAGTGAAATCATGAACGTTTTTAAATTTGTCACACCTCTGGGGCAATCCGTGGAAATCACTGGACCAGCAGGATCTACCTTTGAACAAGCACAGGCCATTTTTTCACGTCAGTCCACAACTGGTAGCCTTGTGGGGTTAAGACCTGGAGACATACTCAACAGTTTTGTACAGGCCAAAGGTGGATTGACCACTGCACTGGCACAAGTGACCACAGGAATTCAACCTGGCAATCTGTATCAGATTGCCTCTGGGTTGACCAAGATACCAAATCTTCCTGTGCAAGATCCTGTGAACATTGCCACATTTGTCAACACACCGGTATTGGGAGTCAGCACAGTGGGACCATTGTCCACAAGCCAAATACAAGGCCTGTTGTCTAGCACAGCAGCATCAGTTGACCAAGCCGCCACAGACATCAGCAACGACAAAGGTCTTGGCAGATACGGTTTGACAGCAGATCAATTGCAACAGGCCGGATTTATCAAACCAGGCACAGCAGACCTGATCAGTCAGGACCCTGCCAGTGCTGTGAACATACTCAGCAGTCCCACAGTGTGGACTGGACGTGCTGGCGTGGACAATCTTGATTCTTTGCTGGCAAACTCCACATTGCAGAGTGTGGTACAACAGAGTTCTCTAACCAGCAGTTTCAATCAGTTGACTGAACTGGGTGCGGTATCAAACACAACCAATCAACTGCTGAGATCCACAGCAGATCTAGGTGCTGTGGTCAACAATGCAGCCAATTATGGCATCAGTGCTGCCACTGCCTGGTTAAACAACACAGTGGGCGGCAGTGAGATCGGACAATTGACCACATCTGCTATTCAGTCAGTTTTTGGGGTGAATTTCAGTCAGGCCAACCGCAGCATCAGTGGCGGTGGCAATCCCTTGCAAACAGGTGTGCAATCTCCTAGAGGGTTCTCCAACACAGTGAATCGTTCGGTGATAGACGCCAGTTTTAACAAGATCATAGACAACCCCAAGATACCTGCTAACATTTTTGAAAATCCAGGACTGGGAATTGACATACGGACTCAAGCCACTCAACTCAGCACAATCAATCAATCATCATCAATTCTACTCACTCAATTGGCATCCACTGCCGCTGGTGTTGCCGCATTGTCGCAAATACCCGGAGCAAACAGCATCCTGAGTCTAATAAAATCAGGACAAGGACTTGTGAGTGAAATAAAAGGCGCCGCACAATTACTTGATCAAGCAAAAAATTTACCTGGTGTTGGCGAGTTGTTAAAAGACGTACCTGGATCAAAAGAAGTATTAGACGGACTTCAAGATTACGGAAAAGCACTATTTACAGAAGGGGCTGGTGAATTAGGTCTAGATGTCACAGCAATCACTAACTTTGACACAGCAGAGTTGTTGAAAGGCGCAGAAGAAGTGATTGATGTTGCAAAAGAGTATGCCGCAGACGCCATTGCGTTTATTAGTAGTTTCTGGTAATCAACACACATAAATATCATTATGGCCACATTCATCGGATACAGCACTATCAATCAATACAAAAAATTCACTCTCACAGATGGTGAGTTGGTCAAACGTGATTTGTTGAATGCTTTTAACATACGTCAAGGAACCTTGCCCGGACGGCCCGAGTATGGCAGTACCTTGTTGGATTATGTTTTTGAAAATCAAGACACTGTGACACAAAATGCCATCCTGGCTGAAATACAACGCATCGCCAGTGGAGATCCCAGATTGTATCTCAGTGATGTGAATTCTTATCCACAGGAAAATGGCGTGTTGATAGAACTGGAGGTACAGATTGTGCCCAGTACCACCGCAGAACGTTTGAGCATATTTTTTGACCAACAAACAAGACAAGCCGGCTTTGCATAACTACGCCGTTTATTTTTTCAATAAATAAAAGAAACGGACTACCATGGCACGAACCACAAGACAAACAGTAGTATTTGGCGTTGAAGACTGGAAACGCATCTACGAAACTTTTAGAGAAGCAGACTTCCAAAGTTATGACTTTGAAACTCTACGCAAGAGTTTTATAGACTACATACGTCAATATTATCCTGAAAGTTTCAACGACTACATTGAAAGTTCAGAATTTATTGCCATGCTGGATGTGATTGCGTTCATGGGTCAGGCCCTGAGTTTTCGCAATGATCTAAACACAAGAGAAAACTACCTGGGCATTC